TCGTCAGAAAAATACAAACCTTTTGTGCATGTTAACCAAGGTTGGGAAGAATTTACAGGTGAAGTTTTATCTTTACTTGCAAAAACTGAACAACCAATAGTTTTCATTGCTTGGGGTACTGCTGCTAAACAAGCAATTTTTCAGTACGTTATGCCTTACATAGACTCAGAAACAAAGTTAATCTTAGAAGATTGTCATCCTTTAGAGGAAATTTATGGAAAATATAAGTTTTCCACAAACAATCATTTAAAGTTAGCTAATGATTTTCTTAATCTTCACAACAAAACTTCAATTATATGGCACAAGTAGAAAACATTTACTTCACGGATGACGGTACTTTAGTAATATTGCAGTCTAATCTTTTGATTGACTCCTTACAGCCTAGTTCTACAAACTTAGTACTTGATTATGGTACTTCAAGAAGGGAAGCTAAAGCTGCAGTACAAAAACTTGGGATTAAATTAACAGTAAGTCATGATCAAACTAAAACATCTCAAATGTTACTAGATAACAACATACCTCACATCGATGACTTTGGCTTAAACGTTTTTGTTGAAAGCGAAATCATAGAAGGTGAGGACCAGTTAATTGATCATAGATTTGAAATTCCTAAACCTTTTACAAATGATTAAAGTATTAAGCAACCAACAAATAGAAAACGTAAACTACACTAACTGGGAAGAATTCTCCAGATGGTTTGTAGCCCAAAAAGAGTATCAGTTTGACATAGAAACTACTATTCATAACGACTGGTGTGAAAAGAAAATAGTTACTCTTCAATTTGGCAATACGTCTGGTACATTAGCATTTGTACTTGAGTACTCAATACTAACTCCCGAGCAATTATCGGTAATTAAAAATTCTTTAGAAAGCTGGGATATACTTAAAGTTATTCACAGAGCTTCTTTCGAGTACATTATAATGTCTTTTCATGCTATAGAAATTCACAATGTTTATTGTACTTTAGTTGCAGAAAAGATTCTAAAGGGTGGTGTAGAAAACGAAGAGTACTCATTGTTAGACCTAGTACAAAAGTACTGTGGTATACAGTTAGACAAAACGCTACAAACTTCTTTTGGAGATTATATTTTAACTGCTGAAAAAATTGATTATGCTGCTAGTGATGTTATTTACTTGGCTTCTATTAAGGAGCAACAAGAAGAGGAAATTAAAAAATGGAACTTAGAAAATGTTGTTTGGCTAGAAATGAGAAGTCTACTTGCTTTTAGTGAGTGCACCTTTCATGGAGTACTCTTAAACAAAGACAAATGGAGAGATAATGTTGCTCTTGCTCAACCTATTGTAGATGAGGCAAAGGTAATGTTAAACAACTATTTGTTACAGGATTTAAAGTTACATGCCAAAGCTCTTGAACTAAACAGAATTGTAAACGAGGATACTTTACGTATAAACTGGAATTCTCCTAAACAAAAATTAAGTTTATTACAGTTAGTTTTCCCAGATTTGGAAGGAGCATCTAAAGCTTTTCTGACATCTTACATGAGAAAAACTGAATGGAAAGATAACGAGTTGCTAAACATTTTTGTTAGTGTACAAGATGGAGATTTTACTGTATTAGAAGACTTTCTGTTACAACATCACAAAGAATACTTACTAAAAGAAAAGTTCTTTGTTGAGAAAGGTACAATTGAAGTTAACTGGAACAGTAGAGATCAAACATTGCCATTGCTACAAGCAGTAGAACCAAGACTTAAAGACTTATCAGCAGAAAGCGTTTCTAAGTGTACTCATGAAGTATTTGAAGCATATTCAGAGTATGTTGATACGTTAAAGCTTACAACTTCTTTTGGTCTACCTTTTATTGACAAGTATGTAGAATCAGATGGTAAAGTCAGAACTCAGTACAATCCTATTGTAAGTACTGGACGCAGTAGTTCGGCATCTCCGAACATGCAAAACATTCCTGCTAAAGAAAAAGTAGGTACTCGATACAGAAATGCTTTTGAGTACACGCCAGGATGGAAGTTTGTCGACAGTGACTTCTCAGGCCAAGAGTTAGCTTTAATTGCACACGCTGCACAAGACGAAGTGTGGTTTACAGCCATTCAAAATGGTGAAGACTTACACTCTGTAACAGCAGAGATGGTGTTTAAAGATACTTGGAAGAAAGGTCAAGAAGAAAACTGTACTTACTACAATCCTTCTTATGTAAAAGGTGACGACGTTTTAACTATTGCAGCTTACAATGAAGCTGGAAAACCAGAAGGATTTAAGTTCTGTAAAGGAAAACAAAAGTGTAAATGTAAAAAGCACAAAACACTCAGAACAGGTGTCAAAACTATTAATTTCGGATTAGCTTACGGTATGTCTAAGTTCAAACTTTCAGGTACTTTAAAGATTTCTTTAAAAGAAGCTGACCAGTTGATTGAAGACTATTTTAAAGCTTTCCCTAAGATTAAAATAAAGCTTGACGCTTTTGGTTATTTTGGCTTAGTAAACGGTTACATTCAAACGTTACCTCCATTTGGTAGAAAACGCTGGTTTCCTTATTGGGAGTACTCAAAAAAGTTCTTAACTAATCACAGAGCTGGGCAATACAACGCTGAGTTAGGTAGTATTGAAAGAGCAAGTAAGAACATGCCATTTCAAGGCTCAGGTGGTGACATGATTAAACTTTCTATGTGGTTAACCTATAAGTTTATTAGAGACAACAATCTTCAAGACAAAATTCACATTCTTTTGAATGTACATGACCAGTTAACAACTGCTTGTGTTGCTGAATTAGCTCCTTGGTGGAAAGTTGAATTTGACAAACTAATGGTACAAGCTGGTAAAGTTATTGTAACCTCAGGCATTTTAAAAGCAGACACAAATATTTCAGATGTATGGACCAAATAAACATTTATGCAGTTGTAGCGTTTCAAACTAACACTACAGCACTAGAACGTTTAAAAACTCTAATTATCTTAGCTGGAAACACTATCTACCCAATGAAATGGGAAGACCTTGAAAGTGCAAACAGAAAAAGAGAGTTAGTTTTAATGAGACAGTTTTTTTGTTACTTGTGTGATCGATGGAAGATTTTACCCACGCCAGCACAAATAAGTCAGCAAATAAACAAGGAGCGCACTACTGCTATTCATTCTATACAAAAAATAGAAGATCTTTTAGACTCTAAGGATGATTTAGCACTTCACATTCACAATTTTATTTTAAACCACAAAAACAGATAACATGAGTTTATTTACAGACGAGAAGTCTTTAACTCCAGAAGTTATTAAGGAAGGAAAATTCCAACTTATTAACACCCTCTTTATTTTAGCTGCATTAGAAGTATCTATGAGAAATTTAGGTACTAGAGCAAATGTGTTCAGCCAAGAGGTAAAACAAGACAGTAAAGTACTAAGTGACAGCTTAGCTACTTTCTCAGAGAACTTGCTTTTGCAATTGCCTAAGCAAACTCAAGACTGGTTTGTCCGTCAAGTAGATAACGACAAGTTTCAAACACTTGCACCACTTATTCAACTTTTAGCTTCTATTAAAGGAGAAGGTTCAGAAAGAATATTTGGTGAGTCAGTGTCCTTACTTCAAAGATTAGTTAGCCATTCTACTAGAGGGAATCGTATCAATCCTTTAAAGTACAAGTTAATATTTGAGTTTCTTCAAGCAGAAGTAGACGCAGATATTACTAAAGGCGAACCAGCTTTAAGTATAAACCCTGAAAAGACTGGGTTGAGACTTAATCTAAACGTTACTGAGGGTACTGTAGATTGTTATGCAACTTCTAAAATTAAAGAAATAGCATCATGAACTTAAGTACAGCACAACAACAGATTTTTGATGGTCTTTTAACTTTTATCTTAGAACCAACTTCCAAACATTATAATATCCTAGAAGGATATGCTGGTACAGGGAAGAGTTATTTAATAACTTCTTTGGTAGATTTCTGTTTAAAAAATCATAGTAAAATTGAGTTTGGTATTACTGCACCAACACACAAAGCAGTAAAAGTACTTCAACAAAATAGCATTAATGCAGACAAACTTTATTACGGTACTATCCATTCTTTTCTAGGGCTTAGACAAAAAGTAAGTGACCACGGTGTGGTTACTTACGAGCCTGAGAAGAATCAAAATGCCTGTAGAGTAGACGCTGTAGATGTACTATTAGTAGATGAAGTATCTATGTTAGACACAGCATTGTTTAAACACATCTTATCGTACAAAGAAAAAAGAGATGCTAGTATTGGTAAAACAGTTTCTTGTTACAACAAAAAAGGTATAGTAGCTTCTAAAAAACTTACGCCACTCAAAGTTATCTTTATTGGTGACCCACTTCAAATCCCTCCTGTTGGAAAAGCTAAATCATTTGTATTTGATCCAGCTTCTAGAGCAGAATACGATTTTGATGTGTACACTCTAAGAGATCCAATGAGACAGGCAAAAGAAAACCCTATCTTAGGATTTGCAACTTACTTAAGAAGTAACATTTCATCTAAAGTTATACCTTTTGCTGATTTCTTAGGAACTTCTGTAGACGGTCAAACTGGTATAGATTTGATAAATTTAGATCAATTCAAAGAAGAGGTTTTACCTATGTTTGGTAAGCCTTTTGATGAAGATCAAGATTTTGTCAAAGTTGTTACTTGGAGAAATGAGACTGCTAAACAGTACAATAATCTCATTAGGTCTTATCGTCTTAATATGATAGCACCTCCTAAGATTGTACCAGGCGATTTTCTTGTAGCTGACAAACCAATCATTGACATGAACAGTATGCTAAATGCTACAATGTACAAAACATCAGATGAGTTTAAAGTACTTAAAACTGAGATTGTAGATTACAAAGTAAATTGGCTAGTATACAAATCTTCTCAAGAATTAGATGAACTAGATGACCCTTTTGCAGAGTTTTGTGTATCACGTTCTCATACTTTTAAAGTTTACAAATGTGATTGCAAAGCAGAAGGAGATAGTGCTATTCGTACTATTTATGTTATTCATGAAGACAGCGAACAGTACTACAAACAAATAGTCTCAGCTTTAGAAGCTACTGCTAAGAAAGCTCATGTTAGAAATAAGGCATGGTTAGCTTACTACCAATTCCAAAATTGGTTTGCAGAAGTAAAACACAATTATGCAATAACCGCTCACAAATCACAAGGAAGTACTTACAAAAATTGTGTTACAGTTTACACAGATATAGAGTTAAATCAAAATATACTAGAACGTAACAAGATTAAGTATGTCAGTGTGACTAGAGCAAAAAACAAACTGTTTTTAATATGACAACACTAATAGTAAAAGACAAAGAACTAAACTCACTTTTAGATTCAATTCCAGAAACTCAGAAAGGTACAAAAGTACGACAACTGATTTCAGAAGCAATCGAAAAAGCTTATAAAGCTGGAGTTTTAGAATTCAATGCATTTGATCACACTTGCTTAGAAGGTAAAGTTGCTTGGCATCAAATAGATGAAAGGTTTAATGAACCTATTCTTTTAAATCTTATCAGTACATACTTAAAAGAAAACGGGTATGTTGACTAAAGAGGAAGCGTTAGCTAACAAAATAAGGGTTCAGAAAGAAGCTGAAGAATCTGTATTTAATGCCGGCGTTAGAAACACTTTAGAATTAGCTACAGGCGTTGGTAAAACTAAGATAGGTTTGTCAGTAGTAGACAGGTTAAGAAACATGTTTTTAGAACTTGATCAAACTGCTATGCAAACTTTAATTGTAGTACCAACTGAAGAAATGAGAGACATTGATTGGCCTGAAGAGGCTAGTAAATGGGACATTTCTTTGAACGGTGTTAAGATTATCTGTTATGCTGCATTAGCTAAAGAAGTACTTAGTAAGTATCATTTTATCTTGTACGATGAGTACCATAAAACTACTATAGGCAATCTGAACAAATTAGAAGTGTATCTAACCAATCCTAGAGTTTATGCTTTAGGATTGACAGCTACACTACCTAAAGAAGTGTATGAAGGGGATAGTATGGAACGTATCCAATTGATGCGAACTTTACTTCCTACTTCGTACAAACTTACAACAGACCAAGCAGTAGATTTAGGCCTTATTGCAGATTTTGAAATCACTGTACTTAAGTATTACTTAGATTCTGTCAATCTAAACATTCTTGGAGGAACCAAAAAGAATCCGTTTAAACAAACAGAAAAAGCTAGGTATGATTACTTGACAAAGAATCTACAAAGAGCTACTTTTATGTCGCAAGCTAATGCTGCTAAACTTCCAATGAAATTTGCTGCAATCAGTGCTAGAGTACAATTCTTATCGTCCTTACCTTCTAAACTTAGAATAGTTCTAGAAGTACTTAAACGATTGCATGTACCTGGTACTAGAACACTTGTGTTTGCAGGTTCTATTGAACAAGCAAATAGAATTGGAGGAAAAGCAGTATATCATTCTGGAAGTACTAGAGAAGGTCTTGACAACTTTCAGAATAAAACAAGTGATCTTTTAGTTGCTGTAAAAGCATTGAATGAAGGTAAAAATCTTACTGAACCTGACTTAGGTATTATAGCTCAGATTGATTCTGTAGATAGAAACTTAATCCAGCGTATCGGTAGGTTAGTTCGTATCAGGTATAATAAAATGGATCACAAAGCTCAAATTATTATCATAGTAACTATAAACACTGCTGAAGAAAGATGGTTTAACACTGCTATTGCAGACTTTGAAACTAGCAGAATCAAACAGTATATAGTTCCTATTCAACCTTTAAATACATAAGAATGGAGTTTCATGAAATCATGAGCTGGTTAGTAAAAGAACAGTTTATAACCTTTCACAAGGGTAAGCCAATCTTTACACCCAAAGCTCACAAACAATTACAAGTGACTACGATAGTTCCTTTTAAAACAGACGTACCTCCTCCGCCTCCACCACCGACAGCTTCAGTAGTTTTATCAAAAACAAGTACTGCAGGTGACTGGACTAGAGGGTATCAGAACTTTATTGTTGAATGTAACATCCCTGATAGATGCTTTGGCCCATCAGGAGATCCTTACTCAATTAACAAGTACTCGGAAGAAGGTATGAAAGCGTTTAAAAAAGCAATTTCTGAAGGTTATCAATACGACATTTTAAAATTAACTGTAACTTTGTATTACAAGAACACAGTCAGAATGAAGAAAGCTATTGGCAACTACATGAGTAGTGGAGAATGGCGTACTGACTACGACAGATTACTTTTGGAACATTCAAAAGGTAATATTAAGCAACACTTAAACAACGAAACAAATAATGTCAAGAAATCACGCAATTCCTTTGGTAGAATTAAACTCTCAGCCCTCCCCGAATTGGGACACATGGCAAACACTACCAAAGAACCACTTCATATCCCAAGTCCACCAGGGTCTACTGGGTGTTAATTCTGGCCTTCTTACAGGATTGCCTGAGGTTGATGCAGTTACTAATGGTATTCAAAAAGCCACTTATTATTTAGTGGGTGCAGATTCAAACATTGGTAAAACAACTTTTACTGACTTCTATTTCGTACTGTGCGGATGGCTTAGAGCTAAGCAAGAAAACAGACCTTTTAAAGTTTTCTACTATTCTCTAGAGGTTTCAAGAACTAAGAAAATTGCTAAATGGGTTTCGTTTTACATTAAGATTAAACACAATGTAGAACTTCCAATGGATTTAATGCTAGGTAAAATACCTAGTCTTAAGATGACTCCAGAGCAATTAGAATTGGTAAAAGAAGGTTATGACTTCGTGTACTCAATGCTAGCAGACATTGCTATTATTGATAAAAGTACTCATCCAACTGCTATCTTTAACACAATGGTAGATTTCTACAGTGCTTACGGTACTATAGAAAGGGCTGCTGTTACGGAGGCTGACAAGAAGAAAAACAGAAAAGGCAAAGTAATTGGATTTACGCCTACAATGGAAGTTCCTATTACTCTTTTAGTAATAGACCATCTTTCGTTGCTTGACGAGGAATCTAATCTTACGCTAAAAGGTACAATAGACAGAATGAGTAAAGAAGCTGTTGTACTTAGAAATCTGTTTGAGACTTCTCCAGTATTCATACAACAGTTCAGTACTGATTTGTTAAGTACTAAACGTGAGTCTGTAGCTCGTAGAGGTAGTAAAGACGCAGAAGGTTTAATTACTCCTACAAGACTAGATTTTGGCGACAGTAAGTATACTTTCAGAGATGCTGATTTGGTATTTGGCTTAGTAAAACCTTTTCAATTTGATGTATCAGAGTACAGAATGATTAACACTAGTTCTGTTTTAAACGGTGGTTTAGGAGATTTCTTTCTTCTTAATTACTTAATTAAAAACAGAGACGGTGCAGTGGGTCTAGACTTTCCTCTGTTTATGAATCCAATTGGCAATGTGTTTTACGACTTTCCAACAGAAGTAGGTAGTGAGTACCCATGGTATGCAGAAGCCGCCAGGTTATCTGTAATTTATGAACAATTAAAACAATATAAAACAAATGGCTAACGTAGTTATGATCGTAGGTGAAAGCGGTACTGGTAAAAGTACTTCTTTAAGAAATTTAAACCCAAAAGAAACGTACATTATCAATTGTGCGGGTAAGCCACTTCCTTTCAAAGGATCTAGTGCTGCTTATTCTTTAGACAACAAGAACAAATACGAGAGTGCAATCTCCGGAACTATTCTTGGTGTACTTGATCAAATAGAGAAAGCGCCGCATATCAAAAATGTGATCATAGATGACGCAAATTTTGTAATGACGGACATGTACTTTGAGAAAGTACAAGAAACTGGTTATGGTAAGTTTACTCAAATTGCTAAAGCATTTCAGTCAATCTTGGCGAAAGCGAAAGTAATGAGAAACGACATAAACATTGCAATTATGATGCATGAGGAAAATGAAGTTTCTAATAGCGTCGTGATTGCAAAAAAGATAAAGACCGTTGGTAAAATGGTAGATGACCAATACAGCCCCCAATCTGTAGTGTCAATTGCTCTTTACACATCAGTGTCTTTTGACAAGGAAAGTAGACCTACTTACAATTTCGTAACCAATCGAACATTGATAAATAGTATCATTATTCCAGCAAAAAGCCCACAAGAGATGTTTGAGGATTTGTATATCCCTAATGATCTTGCGGTAGTATTCCAAAAAGCTAGAGAATATTACGGAAATTAATTAAATTTTTAAAACACAGTAGAAACATGTTAGAGTTTTTAACGAACATCGGAGCGACAGAAATCGCAGCAAAGGCAACTAAATCAGTTGAGAAAAAACAGAGAAATCCAGAACCTTCGTTCATGGGTATTAGAGTGTGGAAAGATGGTAGTATTTACCCTTCTGTAGCTTTAGTTTCAAAGTATAACTTAGAATTTGTAAAAGCTACAGTTACACAAGAAGACGTAGTTAAGAATGGTGTATTACAAACTGATGATGCTGGACAGCCATTAAAACGTAAAGTACTTTCATACCCTGGTGATACTTCAAACGGTATCGACATTATGAACAGTGCTGATTGGACTCAGAAACAAAACTGGGGTAGCAATCCAGATTTAATCTTAGCTGCTATTTCTCCAAAAAGATCTGGTAAAGTAGACTTATTTGCTACTTGTACTACAGAAGAAGATGGTAGTCCAAAATTATCAGTACTTGAACAAGGTGCTGCAACTTTTGGTAAAGAATCTTTACTTCCTTTAGTTGCGTCTGTATACAATGCAGTACCAAACGAAGAAGGATTTATTGATTTGGAATTTGTAGAAGCATATCCATTACACCAAGTAGTATCTAACAAAATCTTTATGTTCCCTAAACGTATTGTGCGTGGAGAAGATAAAGGTAAGTTAGAATATGTACGTCGTGAGAATGTATCATTGTTCCCTCTTGTACCAGCTTCAGCAAGTACTAAACAAGCAGAAACTACAGTAGATACAACGTTGGCTGATGTTCCAACAGTAGATGCTACAATTTCTGAAGAAGGTGCTGCTATCTTAGCTGCAAACGAAGACAACACAAGTGCTAACTAAAATTTAGCCAGTCTGATTTTTATCTCCTGAGAGGATAGCTTATCTTTGGGTTTAAAATTTAAAATATGATCAAAATAGGAATTAATGAAGGTGTTATCCTTCGTAAAACTGAAATCGTAGAAAAGGACGGAAAGTACACTATAGACTTCACTCTAGCTGAGGGAGTTTCTGAAGGTGGAGATGACGAATTAGCTTTTCTTGATGAGAAGTGCGACGCAAACGGAATGATTATTACTTCATCTAGTAGCGGACGTACAATTAAAGTGTGGCCTTTAAGAGTACCTGACGAAAAAGGTGCAAATGGCACACCTAAAACAATAAGCCAAAGAGTTGAGGAATCATTTAAAGCCACACAAGAAATGCAAAATATGTTTGCTATGTGGGCTAAAATGTACTTAACTGTTGGTGAGGTTAAATTTGATAGATTCAAAGGAATGCCACCGTTAGATAGAAACAACATGACTTGTCTTTTAGACGAGCAAGTGTTAGTTAACATCACACTTAACTTAGGTAGACAATTTATAGAAATGGTAACGCCATTCTTTAACAAAGCGGAATTCCCATTACGTGTACTATTGAAAAGACAAAGTAAAGCAAAAGCTTTCCCTGCGTTTAGAGATAAGTTCATTAATGAGTATCCTTTTGTAGAGATGATGGTAGTACCTAAAGCTGCTAGTAAATTGGCATTCACTAAGTATGAGATCACAAACGGATTAGACAGTGATGCAGAAGTAGGAGGAACAGATTCTATTTCACAAACAACACCTGAAATTGCTTCTTTATTTGGAGACAGTAATGCTCCACAAGTTGACTTGTCTGCGGCATTAAACTTGAACACTACAGCAATGGGCAGTGCGCCTCAGGTTGGGATTGATGTTGACACTACGCCAACAACTCCACCACCAATTGTTTAATACAAAAAGAAATACTTCTAAATGGATTTAGCCGATTTAACAGAAGTAGAAGTTTTAGAGCGAGTCGATGAGTACTCGCTCTATTCTTTTTACTTAGGGTTTGAACCCGTAGTGAAAGCTAAGTACTCCTCTCCTTTAAGAGAAGGCGACTTAAGACCTTCATTTGGAATGTTTGTAAGAAGCTATGGAGGGAATCTTCCACACGAATATTTGTGGAAAGACAATGCACTTCCTGCTCCAAATCATGGAGATATATTTGACTTGATAAGAAACTTATATGGGTTAGAAACTAGACTTGAAGCAATGGTTAAAGTTGCTTGTGACTTTCAACTAGTAGAAGGAAACTTTGAACTAGCTAAGCACATTCAAAAAGTACCAAAAATAAGACCAGCTGCTAATATTAGAGTTAAAAGTAAAAACTGGTCTAAAGAAGATTTAGACTACTGGCAACAGTATAATATCAATGCTGATTTATTAGCAAAGTACAATACAACTGCTGTAGATTACTATTATCTTTATGACGACCAAGTAGACCCATACTTTCCAAGAAAAATGTATGCTTACAGAATTTACGACAAGTACCAACTATACTGTCCATCTCCTAAATACTTTACAAACAACTGGACAGACTCTTGTATACCTGGTTTTCAACAATTAGAAAGTTACGACTTACTGATTATTACAAAAGCTATGAAAGATGTCATCCATTTAAGAAGTTTAGGGTTTGAAAGTATTGCACCAAAGGGTGAAAATCATATACCAAATCCACAGTTACTAGAGTACGTAAAGAAGAGGTACAAACGTGTAGTTACATTATTTGACAATGATGGTAAAACTAGTGAGCATTTGTATCCTTTTGAGCATATTCAAATACCGTTACTTACAGGTGTAAAAGATCCAACAGATTACTGTGCAATCTTTGGCCCTGAAAAGACAAAAGAATTAATACTTGATTTACTATGACTTTAGATTGGGAAAAAGTCTCAGAAACTGAGCAAACATTAGAGAAACTTTACAACGGTAAAGTAGTTTCTCTTTCTTTTAGTACTCCTAAGTATGGAGACCAAGAGAAAACAGGTATACTTGATAGACTAGCTTTAGATACTTCTAAGGCTACTTTACAAGTAGTCCTCATCTTTAGAGATGGAAAAAGACATGCAGTCACTAAAGATGACTTTTTTATAAAAACTAAACTTTTAAACTAATGGCTATATTACAACAGTCTCAAACTGAGATTGAAGGTGGGTTTAAGAAACAAATCGATGAGGGTGCAATGTCCTTAATGATGGAAATCTTACAACGCTACCAATACCAATTTCCAATTAGATCTTCTATTAGAGAGATAACATCTAATGGTATTGACTCTATAAAAGAAAGAGAAGTAGCTCGTGAAATCCTTACTGGAAAAGCAAAAGTAGAAGACTACTTTGTTGACTTAGAAGGTGACATGTACAAAGACAGTAAGTTTGACCCTAGTTATTATGATTTAAAATGGTTTTCTACAGATCCAAATGTGTACATTACGTACCATTCTAATTCTGATTTAGAAAAAGATTTTGTAGCAATCAAAGACAACGGTGTAGGCTTAGGTCAGTATAGATTAGAAAAGTACTTTAATCTAGGCTATTCTACCAAACGTTTAAGCAAATTACCTTTAGGTAAGTTTGGCTTAGGTAATAAAGCTCCATTATCAATTAACTCTCACTACACAGTAGAAAGTAGATACAATGGCTTTTTATTCAGATTTATGGTGTACAATGGTAAGGTAGAAAGTATCATCCCAAAGATGAACTTAACAACTGGTACAGAGAACACTGAGTTTAAAATGGGAGGCATTTCTTTGTATGCTGAAACTACAACAGAGTTTAATGGTGTAACTATTATAATTGATGCTAAAAAACATCATAGATCAGAGTATGAAGATGCAGTAAAAAGCCAACTAACATACTTTGACAATATTGTGTTTACTGTAGTAAGCCCTTCTTCAAGTACTCAAATACCTGTAAAATCTAATATACTTTTTGAGGATGATTTCATTTTGTTGTCAGATAACAGGTACTATGATAAGCCGCATATTCTAATCAACAGAGTTAACTATGGTTTCATTAATTTCTCTGAGTTAGAATTAGAAAACAAGAACGGTAACATTGGTATTAAAGTACAGCCTGAAGACGTAGAAGTAACTCCTTCTAGAGAATCTCTTGTTTGGTCAGAGAAGACTAAGACAATGATTCTTAACAGATTTAGAGATACTCAAGCATCTGCTACTGTATTAGTACAGAAAGAACTTAGTAGTGAAACTGACATTGTTAACTGGATTAGAAAATGCGCTTCTCTTAACTCTTCTTTAGACCGTAATTCAGTACTTGGACGATTGTCTCAAATCATTGATATTAGTCAGGTTAGTCCTTTGTTTAGAGAGACTGAGATTAGATTAACTCCTTACTTGTTAGACTTTCTTAGAGTACGAAAAGTACACTTTGAAATAACTAGACAAAGGAATAAAGTAAAGACAAAGATAAGTCGTGTAGAAGCTAAGTCTATGTGGGATTTCTCACAAACTACTATAGTGTTAAAATCTTCTTCAACATCTAATCGTAAGGACAAGTATTTGTTGTCTATATATGACAAATTACTTGTAATTGACAGACCTTTTTGGTTTGATTTAGAGAATGGTATAAAAGACACAAGTAAGAATGATTTTGAGTTCTTAGTAGGTACTAAAATACACCAACTAGATAATGACGTATTTAATTCTAGAGTACATGTTACAGAGTTAATCTGGGCAGAGTTGTTAAAGTCTAGCATTCCTTTAATTTATGAAGACATTGAGGTTCCAGAAAACTTTAAAGGTACAGACACAGATGATGAGGAAGAACAAGAAACAGAAAGTTTATCTGATGAAGAATTAAAAGCAGCTAATTTATCTAAAGAAGAACGTAGAAAACTTGAAGGTAAGCTAATTGTAAACACTCCAAGATCTAAAGTAACAGTCGGTGGAATTAATTCAAGTTATTATTCTAACTCAGTTAATGATAACAATAATGCTTACGATGCAAGACTTTACGAATGGCAAAAACTAGAAGTACCAATTGCAGAAATTAACAACTGGGATGTAGGAGAAATCTATTACGGTAATGATGCTGACATTAAAACTTTAGAGTTTACTGCTTTGCTTACTAGAGACACAAGACAAGAGTCTATTGTGTTTCCAAGAGCTAATGCTGAAACGTACAACTCAGGTTTTATGTACAACGACTCTGATTTACTTCGTTCTTATGGGTTAAACTGCTCAGAAGCTTTTAGATGCGCTCATTACTTTAAAAATGATGACATTCGTATCATTAAAGTTTCACAGTCTTCTAGTAAGTACTTTAAAGATTTCAAACACATCAACAAATTTTTTGCACAAATTAACAATGGAACTATTACAATGAGTAACATTCTAATTCAATGGAACACAGCTAGACAATTAGCTACAAAAATTAATCAAGTAGCTTTTCTTTACAACTTTAGTTTAGTACCTGAAAAACAAGAAGAGTATAGAAAGATTGTCGAGTACACAAATAAACATTTTACAGACTTAAAAAATCTAGGTAAAATCTCAGATGAGAACAGTCAAGCATACGAGACAATGATAAATCATCTTGATAAAGTTCAACAATTTCAAACCTTTGTAAAAAGTAGTAACAACCCAGAAGATATTGCTACACTAGCAGTAGAAATGTGGCGTTCAGATACTGTTACAGATGGTTATGCAGTTGATTTAACTTTACTAGAATCTTTAGACAACTTAATTGAATGGTCTGCGTCTATTAAAAACATGTTTAACTTTATTCCTGTATTAACAGGGTACGCTAAAGTAGAAGATGCATTTATAGACTACAACCCATACAAGAGTAGAGTAGAATGTCCAATTCCAACTGACTTACACTTCTCTATTATTTCGTATTTAGAGACAAAAAACTTAACTTAGTATTTTAAAAACCAAAAAAGATGATTACAGTAAATCGTATCGAAGACCAAATCACTGGTACAGTGAATGGCGTACCTTACAGCGTAACATTTCATGAAGAGAATTATCATCTCATGAAAGATATTGCTGCAGAAGCAGGTACAGTAGCTACACAAGAAGAAATGAAAGCTCTTGTAGAAAAGTTTACTCCGTACACAAAAGAGACTTACAAAGATCAGGTAGAAACAGCTTCACCTTTCATCTATGTAAGCCCAAAAACAGGTAAGTATTACCTAAAATTAGGAACTAAAGTTTCTAGTACTCCTTTACCTCAAGTATTTGTTGACAAGCTTTTGACATCAGTTGAGAAAGGTATTGACATTACACCATTAGTTAAATGTTGGGGACGTTATTTACGCCCTGCAAAAGGCAGACCTGAGTATAGTGAAGAAAGAGCGGAAGCTTTTGCAAACTACATTTCTGCTTTGTACGTTGATGAAAATGTTGTAGAAAACTTAGTAAACAATGAAGGCTTTTCAAGAGAAATTGCTGAAAAGAAAGCAACAACAACTCAAGTAGCTATTACTCAAGAAGGCTTATTAGTTTGCTATAAAGTATCTAAAGAGATTACTACTAAGTTTGTAGCAGAAGATGATCAAAGTGGTGTAAAAGTAGTAGCTCGTTACAACATGAATGTTGACCCTGATACTGGATTGATTACTTACGACACTCCAGATTATGCAGAAGACAGATTGTTTGAACCAGCTATTATGGGTACAAGCGGAGATGCTTTTTCTTGTATTGGTAATGGTCACAATTCTGAAGGTCATTTTATTCGTGTAGGTTGTCGTCATGAGTTAGATTCTTGGGATAAAGTTGGACCTCCAATGGGCCCAGGATTGCATTGTGGTGGTTTAAATTACATCAAAAACTACCAAGTAGAAGGTACAGTAACTCACAACATTTTTGTTGATCCTTCAGACATCCATACAGTAAATGCTACTAACAACCAAGACGGTGCAATGACTGTACGTAGATACTTTGTACACTCTAGTTTTGCTGGACCAAACAAAGGTATCTATCACAGTAGCGAGTACGCTAAACTAGGTGATGCTGAGTTTGCTTCTTTACTTTCAGAAGTTATTGATGCTTCTCAAAGTTCTATTGAAGAGCTTTCAGCATTAGCTTAATTTTTTAATTCAAACATTAAAGGTACACGGGAAACTTTGTACCTTTGTTTTTAAAACTACACATGAGTAAACCAAGAAATACAGCAGTTGGCCATTCTTACGAAAGAGAATTAGTAACCATTTTTAAAGAAATTGGATTTGCAGATGTAGCCACATCGAGAGCTTGTAACAGAACAAGAGACGCACAAAAGATTGATCTAGCTAATACTGATGAGTCAATACAAGGCAGACTTCCTTACAATGTACAAGCTAAATGTATGGTGGGTACAATACCTTATCAAAAGATTCTAGGAGAAATTCCGGTAACTCCGGGACTAATTAACGTAGTGCTTCATAAGAAAACAGAAAAAGCGAAGACAGGTAGTAAGTTTTTAGTGAAAGAAAGATATGCTTTTATGTATCAACATGACTTTTTTCAAATGGTTAAACAATTGGAAGAATTAAAAAAAGAAAACAAACTTTTATTAACACAACAAACTTCAACATGTCAAGACTCGCTTTAATTGATGCAGACAGTATTGTCTACATAATTGCTTACAATCACAAAGAATCCGTAGAATCTTTAGTACTTGAATCTTGTGATTCTGTGTATAAAATGATTATGGAAGGTAGTCAAGCGACACATCATTTTGGAAGTTTCTCACCTAAAATTAGCTTTAGAGATAAAGAATATTTGTATGCTCCTTACAAAGGTACCAGAGGTGTTAAACCAGACTGGGTTACTCAATGGGAAAGTACAATTAAGAATTACTTTATAGAGAAGTATGGGTTTGTAATTCCAAAAGATTTAGAAGCGGATGATATTGTTGCAGCAGCTTCTGTTTTACACACAACGGAAGAAGTTATTATCTGCTCACCAGACAAAGACATGAAACAAATTGCAGGCTTACATTTTGACTACAAGAAACCTACTGAAGGTATTAAAGTAGTTTCTTCTTATGAAGCTTCTGTAAATTTTTGGACTCAAATGTTATGCGGTGATGACGTCGATAATATAAAAGGAGTACCAGGACTAGGGCCTAAAAAGGTATCAGAACTATTTTCAAAAGTTTTACCAGACTCAGATTGCTTTGACATGGAACTTCATTTCCTAGTTAAAGAACAATACACTAAGTACTTTGGGGAGTACTATGGTAGTATAATCTACGATCAAACTTTTAATACAGTTAAAATGCTTATGCCTTCTCATCCTTACTGGGAAACTTACAAAGAAGAGATTACATTTCTTCATTCGATTGGCGTATTTTCTAACCCCGAAAGTTTTCAAATAATGCCATGATAGCATAAGGCAAATTTAAAGTATGGATTTTAATCAAATGGTGTCACAATTAAACGAACATAATCTTTGTACTTATTTTATACTACCTTTAGCGGGAGTATCTAAATCAAAGTTTGGTGGTGATCTTAACTTTATAGACACTTACTTAAAGAAAGATTTGACTAGTATCTATGTAGAAGTCTTTGACTCTATCTTAGTACAAGGTTCGATTCCAAAGTATACAGAATTCACAGATGAAAACAACAAAGTGTACTTAGAATTTAGTATTAATCCCAATTTTAAAAGTGATGTAGAAAAGTTCGTAGAGGGGAAATATAGTCAGTTTTCTAATAGAGCTAAGACTATTATCAGAACTAATAGTGGTTTAATGTACAGAACAGTAGTAGGACTAACTTCTCGTACTGACATAAGGCTTTTAGCTTTAGATAAATCTCCTTTACTAAAAGAATTGTGGGATGAATTTTTAGACTTGGATGTAGGAGAAGAGACAGAATTATTGTCCAAACCTACAGACACTTTTTTAGAAGTAAATTTATTACCTAAATAAAAC